TATGTAGATATTTCAAAGCAGCTTATCGCACAAGATACAATCGGTGTTGAGGAAGCTATCCGCAGAGATATTGTAAACGCTATCAATGATAAACTGGAGGCTACTATCCTTGATGCTTCTGCTGGTTCTAATACACGTCCTGCTGGTATTTTCAATGACGCTTCTGTATTTGACGCTTCTACATTCAAGGCTGTTTGTGAGCTTGAAGCTAAGGTTGAGGATGCTAACGTATTTGGTGCTACTAAGTACTTGCTTTCTACATCCGCTAAGGCTGACTTGAGAGCTATGCCAAAGAGCACTAAGAATACTCAGCTTGTAATGGAAGGTGGTCAGATCGATGGTGTTGACGCTATTGTTACATCTAACGTTAAGGCAAAGCCTGGTCTGTATGCTTACGGTGACTGGTCTAACCTTGCAGTAGGTTCATGGGGTGACATTGACATCACAGTTGATGAATATACTCAGGCTGTTAATGGCTGTATCCGTTTGGTTGTTAATGCTTACTTTGATGCTAAGATCCTCCGTCCAGAGGCATTTGTATTTGGTAAGACTCGTTAAAAAATTGTAAAAATAATTCAATATAGAATATGCTGATCGACCTTCAATCATTAAAGAACCATCTTAACATAGATTCATCATTCAATGATGATGACGCTTATATCGAGTCACTTGAAGAGGTGGCTGAAGAGATCGTGCAGAAACATATTGACAAGAGTTTTGAAGATATTATTGGCGAGGAAGGGGAGTTACCAAAGCCCCTTCTTCAAGCCATAAAACTTATAGTAGCAAATCTTTACGATAACAGAGAATCTGTAGCATATTCTCCTACATACGAGGTTCCAAACAGCCTCAACTACATACTTAGTATGTATAGGGACTATACCGACGCAAATATCTAATATATGAGAGCAGGATTATTAAAAGAACCGATAGAGATCTGGCGTAAAACACTGACAGTCAACGACTACGGTGAGGAAACAGAGGAATGGAATAGTATATATAGCACTAGAGCTAGACTATTACATGACGGTGGATCACGAGTTATAGACAATCAGCAAGTATTTTACGATCACGCTAAAACGTTCCAGATTAGGGAATATGTACCAGTTGACGACTATGACAGGATCAAGTGGAATAATAAATTCTACAGAATTCTGAATATCGAGCCAGATACTGCAAAGATGCAACAAATAATTAAGACAGAACTTATCGATGATTAATACGTTAGATATAGGAAAATATATACACAGCGTACTTACTGACGCAAGCTCAGGCATTACGTGCAAATGTAATCCTCTTGTAGCAGATAATGATACAAAGTATCCTTTTATCGTGTATAGAAGAATGAACTTAGTATCATCTACGTGCAAGGATGGCGTATTTCAGGATGAGGTGGTGATGGAGATTATAGTAGTATCTAACAAATACAGTGAAAGTGTAGATATAGCTACTAAGATAAGAAAACGTCTTGAACGTCAAAGAGTTATATATAATGATCTGGAGATAAATGATGGTAATATCATCATGGCTACAGAGGAATTTTCAAACAATGCCTACGTACAGCGTATGCAATTTGAATTTAAAGTTAAAAATAATTAAAATTAAATAGAATAATACAATGGCAGCACCAACTATAATTCAGGGTAGAGACCTTATGCTGTTTAACGCTGATGGACACAGCTACGCTTATGCTACTAACCATACCTTTACAATGACTGCTGAGACCAGCGATGTGACTTCAAAGGATCACGGTAAATGGGGAGCAAGCGAGGTTTCTAGAGTAACTTGGGAGATCACTTCAGAGAATCTTTACACTACTAGTGATTACGATAGTATGTTTGAACAGATGACTGCTGGCACACCTATCATGATCAGATTTGGCCTTAAACAAGCACCTTCTGATCCAGACATGGTTCCTGCTGACGGATCAACTGCACTTCCTTACTGGACTTCTCAGAATACATTCTATCAGGGTAAGGCGTTGATTACCAGCCTTGTAGCTAACGCTAACAATGGTGAGAATGCAACCTATAACATTACCCTTACTGGAGTAGGTAAGATACAGAAGACAACGATTAACTAAACGATATTTTAATGGATAAATACTCAAAGGGCTATGAGCCTAGAGAGGCAGTAGAATAGACCTACTGCCTCTTTTTATTTAAAACAAAACAACATATTGATTATGCAGATTACAATCAACAAGAAAAAGATTACACTGAAGTACAGTATTAGGGCTATGGTTATGTATGAAAACATGGCTGAGAAAAGCTTCAATCCAAAGGGAATTACAGACGTTCTTACATTTATGTATTGTATAGTAGTATCGTCAGCAAAGGACTATTCTATTACCTTTGATGATTTTCTTGATGCCCTGGATAAAGATCCAAATTTGGTGAATGAATTTGCCAAGTGGCTTACTGACAATTCAAACACACAGGCTGATTTCACAAAAAACTAACAACAGGAGGCGATGGAGAAAAGCCAAAGCTTATGTTCCATTACCTCCTGAATGTAATAGTATTTCAATTCAGAGTAGTTAGCCTGGAATATTTTTTTGATGAGTGTACGACGTGGGAGCTGAATGATATTTTGGAAAACCTTCCTTATATGGATAGAGCATTGTGGGAAACTGCCAGACTTAATGCTTACGTGGTAGCACAGGTGAATTCAAAAAAGAAACTTACACAGCAGGATGTGCTGAGATTTAAATGGGAGGATATGAATAATTTCATGAAGGATGATCATATTATAGAAATGTCAAATTCAGATATTACAAGACTACAGGAATTGTCAAAAAATTTTGAAAACTGTAAATGGGATGATGTAGATGCCAAAGAATAGAGCTATATACGATTCAAGGGATCTTGAGAAAGCCTCTGATGAGATTCTTAAGAAGGTAGACAGGGCGGTAGTCGCTGCTGCCTTCAAAATACGTGATGAGATACGTGACGATTTCAAAAAAGACATTACAAAATACAAATATGCCACTTCAAATTATTATAAAATGGCAGAAGGTATAATGGTCGGAAAACTAAGAGACGGATACGTAAAGATACACGCATTAGGATCCAAGGAGAATAAAGGCGACTGGAAGGCCAGGTTCTTTGTAGGAGGTACTATGGTAAGAAAGAATTCAAGAGGTGACAAGGGACTTATTGAATATAATAGCGCAATAGACGATGGTATGAAAAATGCTAACACTATCCTATCAACATACGTAAAAAATACACTTAATAATTAGATATGCCAAACTTAACAGCGGTCATCGGAGCGGATACCAGTAAATTTGTAGCTGAGATGAAAAAGGCTAAGGACAGCCTTGATAAATTCATGGCTCAGACAAAGAAGACAGGTAATACTTCAGGTGTTGCAAATGAACAGGTAGCCGCTTATCAGAGAGTAGTTAACAGCCTCAACAAAGTTGCAAGTGGTTCTATGGATACTGCAAAGGCTGAACGTACTCTGAAGAAGGAAATAAAGGAATTAAAGATACAATGGGCCAATCTTAACAGTACGGCCAGGTCATCGGATTTTGGAAAGTCAATATCGGAATCTTGCAGGGTTGCCTCTGCACAGCTTAAGACGTTACAGTCGCAGATGAGACAGGCTGCTAATGAGGTCAATAATGCAAAGGCAAAGATGTCAAAAGGAGGCTCAGGAGGCGGCGGATTTGGGCTTGACGGACTATTAGGCGGACTAGGCAAGGGAATGGCTATGAAGGGCGTTGCAATGGCTACAGGAATAGGTAGCGTTGCAGTAGCTGCTACTCAGGCCGTTGATGCACTGAAGGACGGTGCTGTTGCTACTATGGGCTTCAACAGTAAACAAAGTCAGCTACAGGCCGTTACAGGAAAGTCAGCTGGAGAATTACAGGCACTTACAGATCAGGCACTTAAATTAGGTTCCACTACACGATATACAGCGTCAGAAATTGCAGGCTTGCAGATCGAGCTTGCTAAATTAGGATTCAATCCTCAAGAAATTGAGAATATGACAGTCAGTGTACAGAATCTTGCTACAGCTACTGGTGCTGATCTTGCTTCTGCTGCTTCACTTACTGGTGCTTCACTGCGTATGTTTGGACTTCAAAGTGAAGATGCAGGAAGGGTTGCAGACGTATTTGCAAAGTCATGTAGTGCTTCTGCACTTAGCTTTGATTATCTTAACAGCGCAATGTCTACAGTAGGTCCAGTAGCAAATTCTTTTGGTATCTCTATCGAGGATACAGTAGGACTGCTTGGTGTGCTTGCCAATGCTGGATTTGATGCTTCTTCTGCTGCTACAGCTACTAGAAATATCATACTTAATCTTGCAGACTCCAACAGTAAATTGTCAAAGTCAATAGGCGGGCCAGTAAAGAGTGGTCAGGAAATGCTTGTTGCACTTAAGGGACTTGAGAAAGGAGGTACAGACCTTGCTACTGCACTTGAGCTTACAGACAAGAGATCGGTTGCTGCTTTCCAGACAATGCTTCAGAATTCACAGTCAGGATATGAGCTTATCGATGTACTTAATAATTGTAGCGGTGCTGCACAGCAGATGTCTGATGTTATGTCTGACAATCTTGAAGGTGATCTTGCTGGACTTGGTTCTGCATGGGAAGGCTTGATGCTACAGCTTGGTGGCGGTCAGTCAATACTGCGTACACTGGTACAGGCTTTGACAAAGGTAATACAGAAGGTACAGGAATGTGTAACAGCTATTACAGAATGGGCTACAAACCTATACGATAACAGCGTAGTTGTAAGAGCCATACTTCAGGCTATCGTAGTTAATTTTGAAATGTCTTTCAATGCTATAGTATATGTAGTAAAAACGGCAATGAACAATATAAAAGGGTTCTTTACCGTAATAGGAAAGGTACTTGAAGGTGATTTCAGCGGTGCGGTAGATGCCTGGAAGAGTATGCTTGATACCAATATCAAGAATACAAAGGAATTTGTCAACAAACAGAAGACAGTTATTACAGATGCTTGGGACGCAGTAGCTAACGGCAGAAAGAAAGATGCTGAGAAAATTCTTGACAGTGCTCCACAAAGCAGTGGTTCTGATTGGGATGAAAGTAAGATTAAGGCACATAAGGCAGTTACTGGAGATGATAAAGGTAAAGGTAAAAATAAAAAGAAAGATCCAGCAGAAGGATCGCTTGGCGACTTAGAGAAGAAGCTACAGAAATTAAAGGAGGATTATAGAAACGGTTGGGATCCTAACCTGAACTCAGAAACCTTCTTACAGCAGGTCAATGCACTTGAAAGCCAGATTAAGGCAAAGAAGCTTGAAATGGGTATAGACTTCATGCCTGGATCGCTAGAGGCACTTGAGGAAGACCTTGCAAAACTTAAGAGAGACTATAATAAAGGATGGAGACCTGATCTTGATAGCAAGGCATTCAATAAGGAGCTTAAGAAAGCACAGAGAGCTATCCGTAATAAGAAGATAGAACTTGGACTTAAGGCTGAATTCACACGAGAAATGCAAGATGATCTTGCACACGAGATTAAGGAAAAGGAATATGAATTATCAATAACAGTCGATGAGGACTCCAAGAAGAAGATAGCTGAAGACCTTGAAAAACTTTTACATATGAAGGCTCAGGTTGATCAGGTCGTAGGTGTTAAGGGTAGAGTTGACGGTATTCTTATCGATG